ACCCATTTTAAACACTTTTCCATTTTGCTAATTCTGTTTGATAAACAAGATCCGGTAAATCTTTTCGTAATAAAGGTTTTACTGTTGGTAATTGAACAACCTCTAAATTGTAGATATCTTGAAATTCCTTTTCAGTTGTTTTTGCTGTTCCTGTCATTCCTGAAAGTTTAGGATATAAAGTAAAGAAATTTTGATATGTAATAGATGCTATCGTTTGACTTCCTAAACTATTATAAATTTCTTGGTTTGATGAATCTTCGCCGAGCGAGCTTTGCGCCATTTCGCCGTCCTTTTCGGCAGCCACAAGAGCCTCTCCAACTAAGAAATGAAGAACATTCTTTTGCTCTTCAGTCATGCTTTCGTAAATATCCTTTACGGTTTCATCTTCAGCATGCGATAATGAGTCAACCATATTTTCTGATTCCTCTTGTGATTCTGGCTCTTCTGACGCGGGCTCTTCTTCATCTTCCGACATAGATGAGTGCTCCAGCTCGAGACCGCTGTAAATAATAACTTCATCGTCAAGTTGGAACTCTTGACCGTCTGAGTGACGGAGAGTAACGTTTTCGATGATTGCGCCCGGATTTGCGCCAGAGAGAACAAGGCTTACTTCACGAATTGCTCCGTGCAGTACTCGGCCTGCTTTCTCGATGAGCTCATTCGCCCAAATCGAGAGCATGTTAATGTCGCCATGCTCTAATAGACTACGCGCGTGGTCTGCTTTACCCGAGTCGTTGAAATATCCGTAGGCGTAAACGCCATCTTCACGGTTTTCAAGAATCGCGTGGCCAAGCACGTTTTCTGGGTCGTTGTGGCCGTGTTGCCATACCAACGGAACCTTCATCTTATCCTGGTGTTTGAATGCGCCAGGCATAATAGTCCGTCCGTCAGTGCAGCGCAGACCGGCTTTAGTCGCGTATCCGCTAAAATCTGCTTTCATTTTGACTATGTCCTTTCTAATAGGCTAAACGTTTGTTCTAATGGCTTCCTCGGCCAATTGTGGGGCTTGTGGAGTTTGTTGCGGTTGCCCGCCTTCTTGCGGTTGCCCGCCTTCTTGCGGTTGAGGCATGTTGCTATTAGTCAACTCGTCAGCCTTTGGGTCTAGCGCAGGTTGTATACCCATGTATCCACGGATTTCATTCGCGGTGAGAATCTCGTTGCGAGTGAACTTGTCTGCAATCTCTGCTATGTCTGTAACTGGTACGAGTTTAAACGGATCTCTGAAGTATTTGACCCGTTCATTCTTGTGGTTACCAGCCGCACTGATAAAGGTCCGCTGCATGGACTCTGTAATTGAGTCCAGAATCGGCTCTATAGTTCGGATGAAATAATTAAGCATGGCTTTTTCATCAGCTGTACCATTCATGATAGCATCAGTGATCCCCAGCTGCCCATACAACATCTGGGTGAGATACTCAACCTGCTTGAGGAGATTGTTCTCCGCAGGCCTGTTAAGTTGAGTGATCTTCTCAGTCCCATCGGTATAGGCAATGCCATACTGACTTCCCTTGAGTTGGAACTCTACGTCTTGGCGCCTAGCTTCCGCTTGTTGCCTTCTAGCTTCAGTCTTTACAACGTATGGTAGCTGTATAATCAAGTCCAGTTTCCCAGAACTCGACTGTTCATCAACCGTGTCTAAGAGTGTTAGCTTTCGCAAAAGTCTCTGAAGAGTTGAGTTTGGCTCATTCATTACGGAATATAGCGGATTCTCAACTATAGCGACATACTTCTTTGGTAACGTTACTTCTTCACGTAAACCTTTTGCCTCATTGTAGACATTCACACGAACGTGTTTTGGATACCACTGTGTGACTTCGCCAACACGTAATGTGTAAATATCATAGTTCGAGTTTGTGTTTGGGTTTGCGCCTACCTCGACTGGGACAATAGCGACTACGCCTTTGTCAAACATCGTCATTATTATGTCTTGACGAAATGCTCTCGGCGACTGGTCTATATTGGCTTCTAGAGTAAAACAGTCATTTAGTGTGCTTCCAACGTCTTTTGAATATCGACCAAACTCGTCAACTTTAACGTGTCTGATGCCAACGCTAGCAACATCTATTGCAATCCTTGTGTAAATTGCTGAAATTATAGAGCGATCGTTGTAGAAGAGATGACGATTACGGTCTGGTCGGTAAGTGCTAGTTGGCCCTAAGTTATAGTCGAATGGTTCTTCTAAAACTCTAAAAGCATTCCAAGCACTTTTAAATCTGCTTTTTATAGCCAAGTATAGTCACCTCCTTTCATACTTCGTTTAATACCATTAGTCGTAATTAAAATTCAAATTTAATCCTTCCATAGTGTCAGAAACTCTCTTTGTGGGAATGGCGTTCCTAATCGGTTGTACCCGTCAAGTAAATCTTTGTTTGCAGCTTCTAAGGTCTTGTTATGTTTGGCTGTAAAGTTTTTTACCCAGTCGGAATTGTTGGATGCAAACTTTTTAGTAGCAGCTGCTGGCGAACTACCTTTCGGTCGCCCCATAGGTATGGCCCCATTTATTCTCGCGGGTCCACTAATTTTATTAATGTCCTTAAGCGAAGCACTGCCTTTTGCACCAATCAATTTATTTACGGACGGTAAGCTTATCTTACCGGATGGGGGTTTTAAGCTGCCCCTTTTTCCGTATACCATAATCGCAGTTACGCCAATTCCAGCCGCTAAAAATGCTGTGTTTCTTACAATCTTTTGTCTTCGAGCCACGGCTTCTGGAGAATCGTCGTTTCGAACACCCCACCGCATACCTTTGATACCGTAATGCGAAAGAACTTTTTCTGAAACATCGTCGTTCATTCGAATTGCTCCTTGTTTGCTTTGTAGGCAACGTAGGCGTCTAATAAAGCCGCGACGTTGTCAATCTTTTCCTCCGCTCGCTTCTTAAGTAGCTTTCGGTTTCCGTTTGTGTCTTCTAGAGTTACAGCGTTTCCCATAGCAAATGACATTAAGTCTTGATCGAAGATCAGCTTTCGCTCTTCGGCAAGAATCTTAAGTTCGCCAAGAGGAACGGACTCCGTCCTTGCGCCTTGGATAACTTTTTCAATACCAAAAGGCCCATTCTCAGCTTCCCATCTAGTAACAAATTCTTTAGCGTTGTAGGGGTCAAAGCCTAGACATCTAACATCATACTCATTTGCTATCAAGAACTGATCAAGATCATCGTAAACTTCCATCATGTCTAGAACTGTGCCTTCGAGTACCTGTAAACTACCTTCTCTAATGAAATCTTCATACTTTTGCCGCATTGCGGCTGGAAGCTTCATCAAAGTTAGTGACGTAATGTAGCTTCTGGTCTTAACCCCGAACGAATAGTTATTAAACGGGAACAAGAGAGTGAAAGCACAGAAGTCGTCTCCTTGTGAGAGGTCTGCGCCCATCGCGCACGGCATCTGCCAGAATTCTCTCATCTGATGGGGCATGGTTTCCTCGTAAGTGAAGAAATATGTATACCCTTCCATTGGTATTCCAAAGCGCTTGGCTAGAATATCATTTCTAGAAGCTGGCGCTTTCTCAGCGCGTTCGACATCTAGATGGTATACATCATATGTTACGGTCTTTCCTAAATTTGGATTGGCCTTAACCCAAGCAGACGGATCGGCGACTTCTTCTATGTCATCTAACTTGTAGTGCCAGATGGAGACATGCGGAGCGAGATACTCGCCTTTTAGTATATTAGCTAGTTCCATTTTGATAGTGTCGCCGGAACCGTTTCTAACTGTTCCTTCTGAACTGATTGCCACAATCAAATAGTCGTCCAACTTCGAAGCACCTTGCTCAATTGCCCCGACAACATCCTCTCGAATGTCTCCAGACAACCATTCGTCGATTGTAGAAACTTTTGGTCTGAGGCCTTGTAGTTTATTGATCGACATTGGTCTAATCTCTACCATTGAACCTGTTAGAAAGTTCTCTATACCCTTTTTAGTCGAAGCCAACTTAACCCTGTTCATACGAGACCCAGTGGTATTCTGCATCGATCCTTCAGTTAGGAACTTAAACAGTGGGCCACGGGCTCTTGTTATGGCAGTACGTATAGGGGACATTACCTCTTCCGCCTGCTTCATGGTGGGGGAGGTTGTAATCTGGTGGGTGGTTGATGTATCCACGTTTAGGAAGTAGGATTGGATGCAGGAGGCATACATGGACTTAGCCGCGCCTCTGGCCACTATGAGGTATTGTTTAGTGGTCAGTCGCTTCTTAACGGTCTTTTGGACAAATCCACCTTCGCCGCCCTTTGCGTTTGGATCATAGACGTTTCTGTCAACAAAGTAGTACCAACCAAATATCTGCTCAGCCCAAAGTTTAAACGTGTCAAGCAAGTGTAGATCGGTTCCATCAGTAAGCGTTAATTCAAACTCACAGTACTTGATGAAACCATCTACTGCTTGATCGTCGTAGTAAATCTTTGGGTTGTCTATTAACTCGTCAATCCGGTTCATCTCCATTGAGATTTCACGATTAACCATTATCTCGCCATTTAGTACGGCGTCCCTAAACTCTTCGTAGTAACGAGGAGTAGCAGTATTTGATAAGCTCACTCGTTATCTCCTCTAACTTCTATTTACCCATCTTAGCTTTGACTAAAGCTATTGTCGCAGCGCTTGCTGCTCCTGCGCCAACACCAATTAAAATGCCAGTATATGCGTCGCTGAATTGCTCAACTTTCTTAACCACAAAGTTTTTACCTTTATTAGTATCAGCCGTTGGCGGATTCAAAGCGACGTAACGCTTTTCGGTTTCCATTCGATTGACTCGTCGCTTTAACTCATTTGCAGAAAGTTCTTTAGGTCCTTTTTCGTAGATAGTACGAGAAGATGCCCCTAGCCTTGGCGAGTTTTTTGTCTGATCGACTAACGCCCCACCGCATACCTTTGATTCCATAATGTTCTAAATATGAGTCGAGCTCAAAGTCGGAATGCTTTGCCCGATCTTCTCGCTTATCAATCTCTTCGTTGATTAAATCTTTCATGTACTTCTCGCCTCGACTTCCTACTGCTAGCCATTTGATTTGTGCGATGACTCCCGCAATGCGAAAGTCTTTATAGTGTCTCGCAACCCATGCTTCTCTAAGTTTTAGAGCATTCACTTCTGTCTCGGAGTTTGGTACGCCGTTACGTTGTGTGATTGGGTAAAGTTTTCGATACTGATCATTACCTCTTATGTTGCCGCCAAGCCCCCAAATATCAGGATGCTCGGTTCTGATTCTTTCAGCAAATGCAGGATCAAATCTCTGCCACTTACTGGATCTAAACGAAATATCATCTTCCATCTCTACCTACTAACTAAGTGAAGCTTCGTAGTCACGAATGTTTGTAAGACGATACTCCATCTCTAATACTTGGTTCTTGACTGCGTCTAATAAGAACGAAGTCGTAGGCGGATCAAACAGATACCTAACCTTCAAGAAAATATAAGTCTTCACGAGACTGAGCACATTATCGTTCAAGTCCAAATAAGACCACTCTGTCGTATCGTCTTCTATGTACAGTCCGCCCGACGGCCCAATACCCAGTTCGTTCAGAAGAGACATGGTCATGTTGATGTGTGTCATCACATCAAGGTCGAATGCCGTGTAGCTACAATCTAGCCCTAGAATTTTCTTTGTGCTTGTGAGAATGCTTTGTTCCATTGTGCTCACCTCCTTGTTGGCTTAGTCTTTAACTGCTCCCGGATGTATCGCGGCTAACCGGCAATACCCTCCTGGTTCGACATCGCGTTTTATAATTTTGCAGACGATACCGCCTTCGTAAAAATGGCAGTTTTTACATGCAACTCCGACGTCAAGATTGTCATTTTGTTTTTCTATAACGTAACCGACCCAAATACCTTTTTCGTCCCTGTCGGCAAACTTGCCATACTTTTCAGAGATGCTAATCAATGCGTCTGCGTATTCTTGCTCTGCTTGCGAGAGCGGCTTATGCGCAGTTGGTTTCAAAGAATCAATGCTACCTATACCATAGTGTTCTAAAATCTTTTTAGCGCTTTCCTTTACCATAATTTCGTATCTCCTGGTAGGCGTTCTACAAATTTTGTTTTAAGCAAGCTAGAATCGCCGTAGTGGATGGCGTTATGCGTAGCGGTGCTTGTGCATATGAGATAGTTTGGGTCAAATATCCAATCTTCCCCATGTATTATGTCATCTACTGACATTGGGTTTATGTGGTGTATAACCAATCCACCGTTAATCTCATGCCCACATACACCAAGATCGCACCCGTTGTCTCTAACTATGACTTGTTGTCGAGCGCGCTTCCACTCATAGGATTGGTAAAACTTTTGATTGATGTGTCTGTCAAACCCGAAAGTCGATTCCCCGACATGCCCGCCAAGCTTTAAGTATTCGAATCTGTCGACAAAACTTTCGTAATGCAACAGTTCAGAAATTCTCCGGATCTTCGTCATCTTCAAGCCCCCTGCCCGCATAATTTCTCATAGCGTCTAATGCGGCTGCGTATAGTTCTTCGACTCGCTTAGCTGACCCCATTGCCTCAACTTTAGCTCTTAGAACAGCATTCTCATTCGAAAGCCTTTCTTGTTCCAGAGCTTCTCTGGTCGAGCCAAGTTTCAAATAATGCGTGATGACCTGGGCTGAAGCATTGCCTTCCAATAACTGCTTCTCAGCCAGGTCGATCGCGTTGGAGATCATCTGGTTTTCACGCGCTTCCGGCGTTGTCGCTGGACGACGCTTTCGTTTGTTAGTAGCCAAAATATCTCCTTTCAGCCATTAATACTAGCGGTTAAACATGCACTTCCAAGTCCTAGGACCAACAACTCCGTCCATGGGGCCACAACATGCTTTGTTCTTACGTTGCCAAGCTTTCACAGCAAACTCTGTGCGAGGACCAAAGTCCCCATCCTGCTTAGCGCTTACAACCGCTTGTACGAGCTTAACGTTGTCGCCCTTAGCTCCTTTACGAAGAGACTTACCAGGATAAGCTGGAGCTTTTACTTCCTGCTTTACTTCTGGTTTCTTTCCGCCAAATATAGACGCAAAGAAAGTCTCGTAATGACCGGGATCATCTGCCCATTCATTAGAGACTTCAATGTGCACCCAATCCCCGCCAGGAGCTCCGCTAATCGTTTTTTGCTTGTAGACCGTCCAATCAGCTCGGTCGCACTTCCAACCTCGGCCCCATGGCTTCGGGTAGTAGTCAAACACCGCTTCAATACCAAGTTGATCGGCGTTCCCAACAACAAAGTCAATCATCTTACATGCGGCTTCGTAGTTGCCGGGACCTTTGTGGTTCCCGCCACGCCAAGAAAGATCCGCCGCCCTGCCAGTACCATGCACCGATGGGTTAGACTTTCCTCGCATGCTTCTGACGGCCAAGGTTCCATTGTTCCATAGGCCGTAGTGTTCTTCTAAAAGATCTACGAGTTTCTCGAGACCTTTACGCTTCGATGATGCGTTCTTATCCCAACCTGTGTAGTTTCGTCCCATTATCAACTCTCCTTGAATGCTTCTTCTATTTCTTCATCGGTTAAATTTCCGTCACGATATGACTGAGCTAGATGTCGAACAACTGCCAGAACAGCAATGGCGCCAGCCATGACGCTACTACGCCATACCGAAACGCCAATCGCGGCACCAACGCCAACGTTTGGAATTCCCGTCGCAATAAATACGCTAATTAGACGTACTAATATCTTCTTGATTTGGTCCATGTTCTATTTCCATTCCTATCCTTTTGGTGAATATAATTTGTTGTGGTTGGTCAGGATCCCTATATGAACAAAGCTTCGGCCCGCCAATAAAAACTGGAAAAGTTGCCAGACGACGGTTTCAACGTCAGGCTCGTTACCGGCGTCGTGTCAGAGTTCAGCCAGCCCCACGCCTCCATCTTCGACGATCCTGAAGGTATACCCTGACGGTATGCCAACGCCTGCACCGGTGCTCTTGGATCGGTCAGATCAATCTCGAAAGCTCCCCACGCCTTCAGCGTGCCCAAAAAGTCGCCGACAAGGTATTTTGTGTCGGATGCGCCATCGGAACTAGACGAAACTGTGCCGCCAGGTGTCGCAATTGTTAGAGAGTTCGAATACAAACCTGTGGACGTAAGATTGTTGACTCGCAGTCTCAACTGGCTAGTTACTGCTGCCGAGCCGTTCCATGACGTGCGGACACGCACCGCATCATTCGGCACCGTGATCGTTTGCATTACCGTAGCGTTGTTTGCCGAGCCGATGAGCACCCAAGCCGACCCTGCGCCTTGCGGGCCTTGCGGTCCTTGCGGACCTTGATCTCCCTGAATGCCCTGAGGGCCTTGATCTCCCTGAATGCCCTGCGGGCCTTGAGCTCCTTGCGGACCTTGCGGGCCTTGAGGGCCTTCGGAAGCACCGACGACTTGAACCTTCTGAGTGCCAGGAATGACGACGATCTTTTGCGGATACGTGATGATGTTAGTGTTTTGTACCATCGGCCATCCTTTCTAAGCTTTGATGTACCATCCTGAAATATGAAAGTCGTCGGATACGTCAAGCCCGACAGGTGAATTGTGTGTAAACTCTAAATCTCGCCCGTTCGGCCCGGTGTACCAAAGTTCTAAAATATCGCTATTGGCTTGGCAGTGACCACCTATGGCGTATTGATTGCCAGATGAAGCGTCATCGATACACCCGTTTCTTACCATGAAACTATGCAGAGCTTCGAAAGGAAGCGTCAAATAGTATTGGCCAGTGCCAAACGACGTTATGTTATCGAAATCAACATTGACTTGGAAATATACCAAGTTTCCGGTGTATGCATAGTAACCTTCGAATAGCGGATCGCCTGTAAATATGGGTTGAGTGCCGCCAATTGTTCCACCCTGAACTGTATAAGAAAATATAGAGCCAGCACCAGCCGGGCCAACAGGCCCAGCGTTAATAACACTAACTGTTCCAGATGCAGCATCTACAATAACCCTTTGTGTTCTAGATAAAACATTGACATCGCTCATTGTGTGACCGTCCCCCTAAATACAACCTCAAGAGGTTTGTCGAAGACTGGAACCGGTTCTCCACCTGTCACTCGCTTTAGATCCATAAACCCGCCAGCAACTGTTATCTGGCTTGTAAATGTATCGTCTAAAGTAAGCGTAAGCTCGCCATCGGTTCCATCAGTCGTGAACGCCACAACCCAGGTAGCAATCAAAGGTGAATCAACGTTCGGTTCTGTCCGAATTTCGCTTGTGATGGCGTCTGTAGAAACGTCGATTCCAAGATCGACAGTAAGAGTGTTGGTCCGTCCTTTGTGAACCACTATTTGATTGCTCATGTCAATCCTTTCTAGTCTCTTTTAGAATTCCGCCAGGTTCTAATTCTTCATCTATAGAAACAGCTATCATTTGGGCTATGGCGGCGCCTTTGGTTTCGTGACAGCCTATTGGCGTGCCGTCTTCTTTGACCGTCGCCCACTTAGGGCACTGATCCGACTTGTTAGTTATGAAATATGGCACTAGAGCCCCCTTAACTGGACGGTGTTCTACAATAATAGTTTCCGTAATTCCACGGCCCACGACCGCAAACCGTCCATAGATCAACGCAGGCTTGTGCGTTGTAGTCGAAGTTGCCAGAAAAGTTCTCTGGCATGTACTTATCTAGAATCTCTCCATCATTGAAAAAACCAGCAAGTTTGTTTAGTTGGCAAAGACCCCAGCTATCGTCGCTAGTTTCTCTGTTCCCGTTGTAGGCTTCTGTTGTGCATAGTGATTCTCTGCTGAAAACCATTAGCATCCACCTAACTGTGGAATCATCCGCCCCTTCGGCCCACAACTTATTAGCGACAACATCGGCGTGTTCGGCTGTACATCCTGTTCCTTCTCCGTAAACTTCAGGAATATCGCCGAGCCAACGTGGCGATGGTGTGGTAGTTGTTGTAGTTGTGGTAGTTGTGGTAGTTGTGGTAGTTGTGGCGTTGGTTTTCTCTAGACTAACGCTTTCCGCAACTGCTCTTTGCGGTGGTATGAAGGTTAATAGTACTGTAGTTTCTGGTTTTATAAAGTACGCGCTAGTTGCAATTAAGAATATAAATGCGATGACGTAGTGGTATGCACCGTTAGGCTTCATTGTACTACTCCTTTGGGTCTGGTAGGATGCTCAACGATCAGTCCGCTGCGTTGAAGCCGCTTCTCTCGATAGACCAATCTGAAGTGCCCAAAGCGTTGACGGCGCGAATTCGGAAATACACCCATTGAAAATCAAATTCATAAGTAACGCTGAAAACGATTGGGTTCTCAACGTCGTTCGGTATATTGCTTTGCACAACGCCCGACGTGTAAACTCCCGTCGAGTTCCCGTATTCGCATTCGTACCGGGTGGGCGTGCTACCCGAAGGTGCTTCTAGTGTGATAGTGATGTCGCTGTTGAGGACGTTCCATAAAACGAGCGTCGGAGTGTCTGGTGCACTTGGTGGCATAATGCTCAACAAACCACCCCAATACGCTCCTTCATACGCATACTCACCAGATGTAATCACAAGCGGTTGACCCGTACTTGACGAGCCGACGCCAACAAATATGTTTGGTGCATCGCAGATTGAACGCCACTGCGTAGCGGAACAAGAATGCTGCGTCCAGTTCACCCCGTCCGCAGAGGTCATAACTCCGCTGGTGCTATCCGTTGTTGACAGTGCGGCGAAGTATCCAACGTACTCAGACCACGTTACAGCACCCCAGGTCAAACCAGATGACGGAGCAGAATAACCAGTCCAAGTAGTTCCATTTGAAGATGTCACAACTTGGTCGCTACCAACAGCAACAAACAACCCGAGACTTGCGGACCAAGTAATATCTCGATACCCAGCAGAAGGAGTAGTTTGGCTAACCCAAGTGACGCCATCAGAAGAAGTCATAACACTCGAAGTTGATGTAGTTTGCGATACTGCCGCAAATATTCCCAATGATTCTGACCATTCAATGCCAACCCATGCCTTGTTGGCGGCAGAACTTCGGATAGTCCAAGTTTCTCCGTCGGGAGAAGTCATCACTCTGGTGCCCGAGCCATTATTAGAAGTTGCCGCAAACAACCCTAACGACGGCGACCAAGCCACTGACCGCCAACTTCTTGAGGGTGTTGGTCTTTCGGTCCAGTTCACCCCGTCTGGGGAAGTTATTACCTGATTCGTGCCTGTGCTGGAAACGGCAACAAATATTTCCAACTCCTGGCTCCATACAACATCTCTAAAGACGTTTGTATTGGGTGTGGACCGTGAAGTCCATGTAATCCCATTCGGCGATGTCATAACTCGATTTACGCCATCAAAAGCAACCGCAGCAAATAGCTGTAGTTGCGGGGACCATGCCACGCCGAACCATGCCTGGTAAGGAGAACTCCTAGTTGTCCATTCTGTTGGATCATAAGCCATAAAACATCACCCGTAAAATATCGTGACGACCAGATCGGCTCCTGGTACAGTTGAACCAACTTGGTCAATGTCTACAGTAAGATAGTCGCCAGAAGAAACCGTTGTGTAGTCAGGAGTAGATGATAAATCTAAGTTTGATGCCGAAGTAATTGTTGGTCTGTTTGCTTGCGTGGAAAATATCGTTGAACCGTTTTTATTCACATCTACAAGAACGCTGGCTCCAGTTGGTGCCACTCCAACGCTTGCTGCCACATTTGAGATCACTGCAGAATCTGTGAAGTAGAAACGGGCGCTTCCGTTCCCAACAGTCAACTGACCGGGAACTGTCATTGTTGCAAACGTATTGCCATTTGTTCCTGCAGCACCTTGTGCTCCCTGTGCACCGACAGCGCCCTGAGCACCAGTGGCACCTTGTGGACCAACAGCACCCTGGAAACCCTGTGGTCCCTGAGAACCGACCGCGCCTTGAGCACCGACCGCACCTTGAGGGCCAGTGGCACCTTGTGGACCGACCGGACCTTGTGGGCCAGTAGGGCCCTGAGGGCCAGTAACACCAGCTTCAGCTATAGCTGTTACTAAAGAATTAATTTGCCCTTCTGTTACAAAATCCGAATCGGCCATAATATTACGCTACCGCTGCATTAAAGTTTGCTGCAAAATCAACAACACTTGCGATTACGCCAAGATTAGTTCTTCCTTGAAGTTTTTGAGGACTAGTAAAGGATTGCGCTGCGTCAACTCTTAATCGAAACCCAAGTGCTGTAGTGATTGTTGTTGTAAATGATGCGTCATCATTAATAGCTGCAGCAAGTTCATTTAACGTATCAAGAGCGCCCGGCGCGCCATCAATTAAACTAGAAATTGAAGTGCTAATTTCGTCAGAAATCTTTTGGCTTGACCAAGCGTTACTGGTATTTACCGTAGCGTCATTAATTACGGCAGACAAAGCCGCAGAATCAGCAGCGTCGTCTGCAACAACTCGAACTTCTGCCAACGCTCCTTCAACAGTAGTCGCAAGGTAATCGCCAGCAACGTCTGCAATTGAAATTGAGGAAGCTAAAATTCCTGAAGGCTGGGATGAAAAAGAAACAACTCCAGTAACAGTTCCGCCAGACTTGTCTAGCTTTTCGTTAGCTAACTCGTCAAGAGCATCTTCTACCGTCGTTGCCGAAATCCCAGTTCCGCCATTATACGAAACTGCAGAAGCAGCATGCGCTGCAGTAGTATCGCTAATATGCGCATTGACTGTAGTATCGTCGGTTTTAGTTCCAATAGCAGTTGTGTTTGCTTTAACTGCTGTTGCAATATTAGTTACAAGAGAATCTAATTGAGATTCGGTAACAAAATCTGTTGCTGCCATGTTAGATCAGTCCGTTCTGAAAAAGAGCCGCAAAATCTCTACCAGAAGTTGCAGATGTATGAATTGGTGTTGTTTGGTTATGAACTGCTATTCTAGTATCAATTTCGTCAATAACTATGTCTAGATTTGCACTTCCGATTCCGGGCGGGCCTTGTGGGCCGGCTAAAGTAATGGTCAAATTATTTGAAGGTTTTGGTGAAACAATAATTTGTTGCGTGTCTTGATTTAACGTTAAACGTTGCCCCGAAATAATGCCTTCAATTTTTTGAGAAGATAAAATCGCGTTAATACACTGCGTCATTCGGTCACCGTATCCCTAAATATCACTTTAATCGGCTCTCCAAAAATCACTAACGGTTCTCCGTTAGACATTCTTTTAAAATCCATATAGCCGGTTTTAGCAATAATGTTAGTAAGTAACGAATCATCAAGAGTAAGAATTAATTCGCCATCAGTACCATCAGTAAGAAATGTTATTGCCCACGTAGCAATAAGCGGAGCACTTAGATATGCTTTTCACGGATCTCGCTCGTTATAATGTCTGCAGAAACATCAATGCCTAAGCTAACAGTAACGACATTAG